ACCAGGACAGGCCATCTTCGGTACGAAGTTCCCTAACGTTGCGCAAGAGAATATGCAACTTTTTGACAAAGCTCGTGTATTGGCTGATGAATCCACAGGTTTCCCTAGTTTCGCTCATGGTCAAACTGGTGTCTCTGGTGTGGGTCGTACTGCAAGTGGTATTAGTATGCTCATGTCTGCTGCTAATGGTAGTATCCGTAGTGTTGTTAAAAACGTGGATGATTACCTTATTCGCCCACTAGGTAAAGCTTTCTTTGCATTTAACATGCAGTTTGACTTTGACCCAGACATACGCGGTGACTTAGAAGTTAATGCCTCTGGTACTGAAAGCTTAATGGCAAACGAAGTACGCTCCCAGCGCCTAATGCAGTTCTTACAAGTTGCACAAAATCCAGTGCTTGCACCTTTTGCTAAAATGGATTATATTATCCGTGAGATTGCAAAAAGCATGGACCTAGACCCTGATAGGTAACTAACTCTATGCAGGATGCAGCTATTCAAGCTGAAATACTAAAGGGCTTCCAAGCCCCAGCGCCTGAAGCACCACCCCAAGAAGGTGCACCTATGGCGGGTGTACAGGATACTTCTGGTGGCGGCGGTGGACAGATCGGCGTAGGTACAGCCCCAACACCAAATGAGCAAGGATTTAGCGGTAATGAGCCTCAAGCAGTTGGTCAACAATAAAGAGCTATACGACGAATTTCTTAAACATGTAGATGATCTAATCTACCTACAGCAAAAGCAAATGGAACAGGCTTCAGAGTCCGTTGTCTTATACAGAGCGCAGGGTGCAATCTCTACCTTGCGCAAACTAAAGTTACTCAGGGAGAGTGTAAATGGTGGATCAACCAAAGTTTAAATCGGTACGTACAGACCCTGTATCTGGTAATGAAGTGCCTATTGGGGCAACTCCAGACGAAGTACGTGACGATATTCCTGCAGCCCTGAGTGAAGGTGAATATGTAGTACCTGCTGACGTTGTGCGATACTACGGTGTTAAGTTCTTTGAGGATTTACGTAGTCAAGCTAAGTCTGGTTGGGCATCAATGGAAGCCAACGGACGTGTAGGTGGTGAACCTATGGGCATGGAGATGGGTGGCGACGAGTTACCCTTTGATGTGTCAGAGCTTCAAATGATGGACGATGGTGAGCCAGAAGGCATGTATGAGGGTGGATACATGGCAGGGTATAACACAGGCTCCTATGCGGCTCCCACGGTTCCTGACAATATGGCTGCGCTACAGCAAGAGTTTCCTGCTAGTTTCGTAGGTGGGCCTAACCAAGCAGCAGAAGAGTATCGTACATATCAGAACGCAGAAGGTATGACTATTACGATTCGTTTTATCAATGGTAAACCTGTAACACCTATTCCAGAGGGTTATACTGCCGTAGATGCAGCAGAAGAAACGGTTGCACCTACCCAGCGCGTTACTAATGATAACGATGATAGTCCTGTTGTACCAACTTCAACAGAGGAAGCGGAGTCTATTGACTGGGATACTGTTGGTGCAGACAAGTTCAATGAAACTATGGACTCTATGTACAGCAAGACAGGCAAAGGTGCTTTAGCTATCGCAGGTGCGATCAATCCGCTTCTTGGTATAGCAGGAGGTCTAGCAAAAGGACACCAAGAAAAGAAGATGCTAGAAGCGCTAGATAAGCGTATTGATGCAGGTGAGACAGAATTGCGTGATGTACGTAATAGATTGCTAGGTTATGTAGACATGAACGCCGATGGTAAACGTGACAACATTGTTGAAAAATCTGGTATCTTCGGAGGCGAGAAAAGCTTAACTGAAGGTTTATTAGATAGAGATGGTGGTGGCGCTGGATTCAGTGATACATGGCTGGGTGACTTACTAGGTCTTGATGGTCAGGCAGGTGTCCAAGGCCCAGACTTAGCTGCTTCACGTGCTGGTGCAAGACGCGGTGAAGTTGCAGATGATGATAATTCACGAGATGCAGCAGTTAATTACGGTTCGGCAGCTACAGGTTCAACCGTAATTGTTGATGCTCCTGATGATGATGGTAATACAAATCGCAGAAAAGTTACAACGTATGACCCTGAAGAAGTTAAGAAAAAATCTAAAGCAGGTGGTTTCAACACTGGTGGTCGCTAATAGCGGCCCCGATCCAATAATAATATAAGGCTACCCAGCAATAGTGCTGGCCCCAACATAAGGAAAATACTATGTCAGTAGAACTAAATACGGTGGATTCTTTTGCGCACCGTAACAATGCAGCAAAGATTGCTAAAGAAGAAGCAGAACTAGAGGCGCTACTAAAAGGCGAAACAGAAGATGGCGATGACGAAGTACAGCAAGAAGCCTCAGAAGAAGTTGAGGAACCCAGTCGCGCAGAGCCTGAGCAACCCAAAGTTCAAGCAACAGACGATACCGAACAAGAAGAAGAACCACAAGCCGAAGCACAAGAAGAGTTAACGGCAGAAGAAAAGTCGTTCAAGAAACGTTACGGTGATCTTCGTCGTCACATGCAAGAAAAAGAAAAAGAGATGGCCTCTAAGCTAGAAGCACTAGAAGCTAAGCTCGAAAAGGCTGCATCAGGTTCTGTTGAAGAGCTAACCACTAAAGATCAGATCAAAGCGTGGGCTGAGCAAAACCCAAAAGCTAACTCTTTGATTCGCGCTCTAGCAGAAGAACAAGCTGCTGAGCAAATGAAAAGCATTGATTCTCGACTAAAAGAAGTTGAGGAGATGCGTACCCAAGCACGTAAAGAGAAAGCAGAAGCTGAGCTAATGATGGCTCACCCTGACTTTGCAGATATTCGTGCAGATGATGCTTTCCATACTTGGGCTAATGAACAGCCTAAATGGGCGCAAGAAGCTTTGTATGACACACCAGACGATGTTAAGTCTGTATCACGTGTGTTGGACTTGTACAAAGCAGACAAGGGTATTAAGACTAAGAAGGTTGCACCAGATAAGGCTGCAGCTTCATCAGTACGTTCTCGCACTGCCTCTAAGAATGTAGAAGCAGACGAGACTAAGAATTATCTGTCAGAATCAGCAGTAGCTAAGATGTCTCTGAAAGAGTATGAAGAGAAACAAGATGAAATTATTGCTGCACAAAAAGCAGGTAAATTTATCTACGATTTGTCTTGACAACAAAGACTTACTAGATAAAACTATAATAGCACTAAGCCACAAAGACTTACCCAATTTATTCGGCCCCATTTGGACTACCCGAAGACGTTGGCCTCTTTATGTGGATTGGAGTTAATTGTAACGCCATATCTATATGAAAGGACACTACTATGGCATTTGCAAAGGCATCGGGTTATAGCAACCTAGACAATGGTAACTTCTCAGCAGTTATCTATTCCAAGCAAGCTCAGATCGCTTTCCGTAAGGCGGCAGTAGCAAACGCGGTCACAAACAACGATTATTTCGGGGAGATCGCAAACCAAGGTGATACGGTTCGTATTATGAAAGAGCCTGAGATCACTGTCAACGAGTTGAAGCGCGGTACATCCATTTCGACTCAAGACCTTGATGACAACGATTTCCAGCTTACAATCGACAAAGCTAACTACTTTGCGTTTAAGATGGATGACATCGAAGAGCAACAGTCACATATTGACTTCATGCGTTTGTCATCAGATCGTGCGGCTTATCGCATGGCTGACAAGATGGACCAAGACATCCTATCTTACATGTCTGGTTATACCACTGCAGGTGCGGAAATCTCTACCGTTTCAGGTACAGCTTCACACCAAACAGCAGGTGACTTGACTGGTGAATTTTTGACAGCAAACCACTTGAAGAAGTCTGACTTCGGTAACATTACCACATCAGGTGCGGCTGATCACTCAATCCCACTAGCATCACGTCTACCAGGCGCGACAGCGGTATCTACAACAACAGCGACACCTCTACAGGTTGTTGCACGTATGTCTCGTAAACTTGACGAAGCAAACGTTGACACACGTGGTCGTTGGATCATCGTTGACCCAGTATTTATGGAACTACTAAAAGACGAAGACTCTCGCGTATTGAACGCAGACTTCGGCGGTGCAGGTCTACAGAACGGTCTTGTTCTTAACCAGCTACATGGTTTCCGTGTTTACACATCAAACAACCTTCCTGCGAAGGGTACTGGTGCGGGTACAACAGGTACAGCAAACCAAAACACTAACTTCGGTGTTATCGTTGCTGGTCACGACTCTGCTGTAGCAACAGCGGAACAAATCTCAAAAGTTGAGACATACCGTGACCCAGACTCATTTGCTGACATTGTACGTGGTATGCACCTTTACGGGCGCAAGATTCTACGCCCAGAAGCGCTTATCACAGCTAAGTACAACGCTGCTTAATCTCAATAACTTAGGGGCTGGCACTCGCTGGCCCCTTTGTGCTTTATAAACGAGGACATTCCCTATGGCAATCACTACGGCAATGTGTAACAGCTTCAAGCAAGAGCTTCTTGGGGGTGTTCATGATCTGGATACAGATACACTAAAAGTAGCTCTTATTAAAGAATCTCCTACAGGTACGTATGGTGCCGCTACAACTAACTACTCAGATTTGGGTGCAGACGAAGCGACAGGTACAAACTACACTGCAGGTGGTCAATCATTAGACAGTCCAGCTATTTCATTATCTAGCGGTACTGCGTTTGTAGACTTCGCAGATGAAGTATTTACAAACTTAACTATTTCGGCTGATGGTGCTTTGATCTATAATGCATCTCAGGGTAACAAAGCGGTAGCAGTTTTTAACTTCGGTAGCACAGTTACATCTACATCAGGTGACTTTACTATCGTATTCCCAACTGCAGACTCTTCAAACGCAGTTATCCGTATCAGCTAATAAAGGTATTACACAATGGCGTTTATCATTAAAGATCGTGTAAAAGAGAATACAACATCTACAGGTACAGGTGCTGTATCTCTTGGCGGTGCTGCTGCTACGTTTGATACGTTTCAGTCGTACATGTCAAACGGTGACACGACTTATTACGCCATTGTGCATACTACTTCTGGCACAGACGAATGGGAAGTAGGTATTGGTACGTGGAACACAGGTAATACCCTTACACGTACTACGGTTCTAGCAGGTTCTAACGGCACAAGTGCTGAGAACTTTTCTGCTGGTACTAAAGATGTATTCATGACATACCCTGCATCTAAAGCTGTATATACAGATGCTGATGGTGATATAGACATTAATGGTGGTACTATTGATGGTACTACTATTGGTGCTACTACAGCAGACACAGGTAAGTTTACCACACTAGAAACAACAGGTAATGTAGACATTGGTGGCTATATTGACCTAGAGATTCTCTCTGACCACGCTGCCTATAAAGAAGGTCGTGTCTGGTATGACGCTATTCACAAAACTATTAATTACTACTCTGATGACTCAGATGTTATTCACGAAGTAGGTCTTGAAGAACACCAACGTGTTTATAACAACACAGGCTCTACTATTGGCAAAGGTAAGCCGTTGTATTTTAGCGGCAACTACACAGCAGGTACTATTGATGTTCCTACTGTTGCTCTAGCCAATGCAACAGACGTGAACAAGTATAACGCTCAGGGTCTAGCAGCGTCAGATATTCCTGATGGTAGCTACGGTTACTGTATCATTGCAGGTCAGCTTGATGGTGTTGACACAAGTGGTTTGACTGCAGGTAAGAACTTCTTTGTAGGTTTGACAGACGGTGCTGTGCAAAACAGTTCACCTGTTTATCCTAACTTTCCTATGTGTCTTGGCTGGGTTGTTAACTCAGACAGCACAGACGGTGTATTGCTAGTAAACCAACAGAACCACTCAGTTAACTCTTTCCGTGTTCGTACTGATGCGCACATTGGTGATGACCTTATTGTTGGTGGTAACCTGCAGGTTTTAGGTACAACAACATCTGTATCTACCTCAGATGTTACAGCAGGTGCGCCTTTCTATCGTGCCAACGAGGGGGATAGCATTGGCGTAGCAGGTACTGACTCTTCAGGTGTTACAGGTCTTGATGACGCTACTTTTGCAGGACACTTCACAGGTACTACTCCTACTACATACTACGTAAAGATTGACGGTACAGGTACACCAGATACCTTTGCTGTATCAACAGACAACTTTGCTACTACACTATCGTCAGGTAC